TGAGGTGCACGGGGCGAGCGGCGAGATTCTGTTCAGGGCAACGATCTCCTCCGACGGTGCTGAGTACGACAGTGGTATTGCGGAGGGCGCATGAGCGAGACGAGCGTAGCGGCGGTGCCGGCACGGGGGGCCGGGTACATCCGGGTCTCGCAGGAGCGAAATGCCAGGAACGGATACGGTCTCGGTGCCCAGGAGACCGAGGTGCGGCGCTACGCCGAGTACAAGGAATTCGAGAGTGTTCGTATCTACCGCGAGGCTGGCGTCTCGGGGTACGAGCGCGAACGCCCGGAACTTGAACGCCTCCTGACCGACGCGAAGGCGGGCAAGCTGGACGTCGTCGTCTTCCCCTCCATCGACCGGGCCGGGCGGTCGGTGAAGGACGTCATCGAGATCGACGCTACGCTCAGGGAAGCCGGTGTCGACATCGTCTTTCTGCGCGAGGGCATAGACACCTCGACGCCAACCGGAGAGCTATACCGTAATATCATGGCCGCCGTCGCGCAGTTTGAGGGCAAGCTGATCTACGAGCGGATGTCGAAGGGCAAGCGACGCAAGGCTGCCGAGGGCGGATACGTCGGCGGCTGGCTTCCCTATGGCTACCGCCTCGAGGATGGCCACGCGGTCGTCATTGCGAAGGAGGCCCGCGTCGTCATGCGGGTGTTCCGCTGGCGAAGGGAAGGCCGCTCTCTTCAGTGGATAGCTTGCCGGTTGAATTCCGACGGAGCGGAGACGCAACGCGGCGGCAGATGGCACGTCTCGACTGTGCGCGGCATTGTCGGCAATCGTTTCTACACGGGCCGAATCGTGTGCGACGGAGAACTCATCCGCGCCCAGCATGACGCGATAGTATCGGACGCGCTCTTCCCCGCACCCTCCCGATAATCCAAGCCGCCCGAAGTAAGTTCATCTTTTCCACGATTTCCTTAAGAAGTCGGGTTAACAAATCCGCGTTTGCGGGGAATGGTATAGGTAGGAGATCAGTTGTCCCGGTCTCCGGTCTTGCTCTGATCCACGCGCCAGCCGGAAGCATCGGCGGCGCACGCTCATCCTGATGGGACGTCGCCCCGGTGGCGCCGCGTCCCTCACTGATCCCAATCTCTGATTCGGCAAGTGAGCCACATCCAGGTGGAGGCTATGGCTACCATCAAGGCAGATATTCTCGGCGAGGTCGAGAAGCAGTTCGACGCGGCTGGCCGCTCGCGGCAGGTTCCCGACGACGCGTGGGACTACCGGACGACCGGCGCGAAGGAGCCGCCGTACAATCTCGACGCGCTCGCGAACTTCCTCGAGATCAACACGTTCCACATGCGCTGCTGCAAAGTGAAAGCCATTGTCACCGCCGGGCTCGGCTACGATTTCGTCGTGCCCGAGGGCATCGAGACTCCCGACCCGGATCACAAAGCGGTCCTCGATCGCTTCTTCTCCTACCCGAACGAGGAGCAGACCTGGGGCGAGATCCTGGAAAACGTCCTCACCGACTTCGAGGCGCTCGGCAACGGTTACTTCGAGATCGTGAGGAACAGGTTCGGCGGCGGGCCTCCGCAGTCGATCTATCACATTCCCGGCGTGACGATGCGCGTCCGCAAGGACAAGAAAGGGTTCATCCAGCGGCGCGGGAACAGGTCCGTCTACTTCAGGCCATTCGGCACGGACCCCAAAGGGACACACGCTTTCGACCCGCGCGACAGGGGGAGGCCCCCGGGGCGGCGGCGTCTACTACACGAGGTTATCCACCTGAAGAATTACCACCCGCGCTCCAGCTACTACGGCCTGCCCGATTTCCTGCCGGCGCTTCGGGCGCTCATCGGTAACAAGATGGCCGGCGAGTACAATATTCAGTTCTTCGAAAACAATGCTGTGCCGCAGTACGCGATCATCGTGAAGGGCGGCGCACTCGCCACGGGCACCCGCAAGCGCATTGAGGAGTATTTCCGCGAGCACATTAAGGGTCAGGCGCACAAAACGCTGATTCTCGAGGTCTCCCAAGACGAAGGCGAGAAGGTCGATATCGAGATCAAGCCGCTCTCGGTCGAGATCAAGGATTCGTCGTTCCGAATGTTCCGCTCGGACAACGCCGAGGAGATCCGGGTCGCGCACGGCGTGCCCGGGCGGCTTGTCGGCCTCACCGAGAAAGGCGGTCTGGGCGGCTCGGGCGAGGGCACATCGCAGCAAGAGATTTTCAAGTATCACGTCATCGAACCGAAACAGACACGGCTTGAATACCGCATTAACAACTTTCTGATAAAGCGCGGCTTCGGCATTCACGACTGGGAACTCAGATTCAAAGAGATCGACGTGACGGACGAGTCGAAGCTCGCCGAGATCGTGAACAAGCTCGTGCGGCTCGGCGTGCTCACGATCAACGAGGCGCGCCGGGAGATGACGCACAAGCCCCTCAAGCACCCGGGCGCGGACATCCCATTCATCAACACGAGTTCGGGGCCGCTGTCCCTCGACGTTCTCGTCGAGGGGGGCATGCGCCCGCAGAACATGCAGCCATCCAAAGTCGATCCCGGCAAGTCGATCATCGATTCGCTAATCACGCTCAGGAAAGCAGTGCGGGACGAACTCGAAGGGAGGCAAGCCGGATGACGGCGATAGCCATGATGCTACTTGCGACTATGTCGATTGCGGATCTGGAGAAGGCTGATTGGCTCATTGGTGATGTGCTCGACGACATACTGCTGGTGAAGGCCGAGCCCGAAGACGCGCGCGTGGAGAAGTTTCGCGAGGGCTACGCGAAGGCGCTCGGGAAGGTCCTGAGTGGCCAGTTCGATCGCTTCGAGAGCAAAGGCCTTCGAGGCGAGATCGACGAGATCATGGAGTATGCCGAGAAGGCGTTCGGCTCTGAGGTAGCCAAGAAGCTGCTGCCGGATACGAAGCGCTATTTGAAGAATGCGTTTCGGCTGGGCCAGAAGATCGGCGTCGTCCCGGACAACGTGAAGACCCTATGGGACAAGCCGCGCAAAGAAGCGCTCGACTGGCTCGTCAAGCACGAACGCTTCTGGATCGGCAAGGTGTTTCCCGAGCACTTGTCGGATGACTTCCGGAAGACGATCACGGCGGGGCTCACTGAAGGTCTCGGCCGGAAGGACATCGGCCTTCGCCTGCGCGACATGGTGATTGGCAAGCCCGGCGCGCCGGCGAAGCTGGAGTACTACAAGCGTGTTGCCGCGACGACCGTCAACCGCGCCCGCAACTGGGGCGGCATCTTCTCGCTCCAAGCGGCTGGCTTCACCGAGTATGAGATCAGAAGCGTCCTCGACGAACGGACGTCCCGCATTTGCCGGGATATGTCCGGAAAGATATTCCGCGTCCGCGACGCCATGGACTTAGTCCAGCGCGCTATCGATTCCCCGCCATCAGCAATCGAGACGCTCGCCCCCTGGCCGCGCTACGACGCTGAGCGCCAGGACCACTACCTGAAGGTTGACGGATCGCGGCAATACCTGGCCGGCAAGAACACCAAGTGGCTCGCGGGCCACGGTCTTTCGCTTCCTCCGTACCACGGGAATTGCAGGACCACGTACGTCGTCACAAGCGCCCAGGTGACCGAACACAGGGAGGTCGTCCGGCCCGCGACGCCGCCGTTCAACGTTGCGCGACTGACCGAGGTCAAGATGCCGCTCGATGGCATCCACGAGAAGAGCGTGTTCCAGGGGCCGGACGGTGAGCGCTGGCTCTTCAAACCCGCGAAGCGAGGCGAGGAGTTCACCGCGTGGGGCGACCGCGCGGCGGCGGAGTTGGCGAAGAAGCTTGGGCTGCCGACGCCCGAGGTCTACGTCACCGAGATCGGCGGGCGGACGGGGTCCCTGCAAAGAATGTACGACGTCGCTGGCGACTTCGGTGGCGTCATCCCAACGGCGCTCACCGGAAACGAACTCGCCGTCATTCAACGCGAGCACGCCTTCGACTGGCTCATCTCGAATCACGACGCGCACGCCCGCAACCTGATCAGAACGAAGAGCGGGAAACTCGTCGGGATCGACAAGGGGCAGCTCTTCAAGTTCCTGGGGAAGGACCGGCTGGCCACCACCTACAATCCGAACGAATTCCCCACGCTCGCGAACGAGGTCTTTGGCGCGTATGCGAAGGGGGAGAATGTAGGTCTCGTCCCACTCGCCCACGCGGACATTAAGGGATTCCTCAGCAAGCTCGACGCGCTGCCCGACGACGAGTTCAGGCGCATCCTTACTCCGTATGCGAAGCGCGCGGCCGAGGCGGGGCGACTCGCTCTCGGCACCAAGGAGGCGTTCCTTAAAAAGGCGCTCGTGCGGAAGAAATCGTTGCGCGCGGATCTGCGGAAATTCTACCGGCAGCTCGAGACCAGACGGAAGAGGGCGCTTGGGGTTGCGAAGCCAACGGGCAAGGCCATCACGAAGATCGACGCAGGCTTCGTGAAGAGGGTGAAGGCTGCGGGCACGCGCGGGCAGAGCCTTCTCATCGCCGGCGACGACTTCGAGAACATGAATCTCCTCGCCTACCAGGTCGATGGGAAGGGTCTGTTCCTCGAGGGCAAGCTGCGCGCGGCGTCGCAGTCGAAGCTGCTCGGGCGGCTGGGTCTGGACGCCGGCATCGCCGCGCCCGACGCGCAGTGGGAGCGCGTGCTGAAGGTTGCCAAGTCCTACAACTATCACCTCGGCCCCGGCGGCGACGGCAAGATCCCTCCGCATACCGAGGGGCTCTGGCGGGAGCTCGTCGGTCAACTCAAGGGCAAGCGCGGAGATCGTGAGCGGCACTACGGGAAGTATCTGCGTTCGCTCGGAGGCGAGCGAAAGGGCGTGGTCTCCTGGAAGAAGAAGGCTGTCGGCAAGGTCGTCGAGAAGTATATCGCGCCCGCGCGAGATCTGCCGAAGACGGCCGCGCGCTTCGCTGCGAAGACCACGAAGGGCTGGGACTACAAGAAGGAAGCCAGAGACGGTCGAATACGGATCGCGTCGGGCAAGCGGACCTTCAAGGGCGTCGCCTACGACGTCGACCTCGGCGACGGCGTCAAGCTCCACTACATCCAACAGGGCGACAGCAACCGCTTCTCGAAGTTCGGGAAGGTCAGGATCGAGATCGCAAGCGACACCCCGGCCGGTGTCCGAAGGGCGCTAGCGAAACTCGAGACTCTGGGGCTCGACTCGCGGGTAGCTACAGCGGAGGACTTGGAGCAGCTGTATCTCTCCAAGGTATCTTACGCGGCAGGCGTCGCCGACAAGATCAAGGTCACCCCGGCCATGACACCCTCGCAACGCATCAGCGCGCACAAAGAGTTCTGGCAGAAGAAGCTCGGCGTGAAGGATGTCACGAAGCTCGCACGGTACTCGGCTGTCCCGCGCTTCGACGAAGGCAAGGGCTGGGCGCGCTGGAGTCGCTTCGATGTCGATGCGAAGAAGTTCGAGCAGGAGTTGAAGGGCTGCGCGCTCGGACACAGTCTCTATGGAGATACAGCCAAGACGATTGACGGCATCCTCGCGTCCAAGGGGTCGCTTGTCGCCACCGAGGAGAAGTTCCGCATCGGCGTGCCGATAAGCGGCATGAGTCCTCAGCGCGATCAATCGACCGGCGGCGCGTCGTATGTCTTCACGCGGGTCGTCTCGTCCTCGGGAGCGAAGCGCTCCGACCTCGTCTTCGACAAGAAACTCCTGCTCGATCCGGACACGGTTTCATACGACGCTGACTACTATGGGCGGGTGGAGCCCGACTTCATGGCGAAGAAGCGGAAGCGGACCCCGGCGCAGTGGAAGAAGCTCACGGGTCGCGGGCGCAACGAGACGCTGATCCGCAACAACCTTCCTATGACGGAATACCTGGAGCGAGTGAACGTTACCACGCCTAAGCAGCGGCGCGAGGTGATCGCGACTTTCCGCAAGCACGGCATCACGAAGATCCAAGGGCGACCAGTCGAGGACATCGTGAAGGTGAAGGGATAGACGATGAATCTGGAACGCGTAGTCGACGAGGTCAAGAAGGGCCGCCTGATCGACGTGTTGTTTCTGTCCGACAAGGGACGCGAGACCGGGTCGACCGGCGACCACCCGTGCGAGGACGCCCGGGCGGAGGGTGAGCGTTTCGTGTTCTTCCCGGCCTTCGAGATCTCGGCGCATCGGGTCGACGTGGACCGGGTCGAGGAAGAGGGCGACGAGATCTACCTGCACGGCCGCGCAGGCGACATGCGGGTTCTACTCCGCGTGAGTCCGGTCTGGACGGACGAGCAGCGGGAGATCTTGCAGGAGTGGGCGAAGGAGAAGGATGCCGAGTTCGTCGGCCACGATATCGAGAGGGTGTTCGCGTGAAGATGCGCGGATCGTATTGGGCGGAGCTCTCCGCCGTTGAAGACGTCCTCGTTCCCGCAGGAGTTCTCGTGGCGAGCAAGGAGAAGCTCGTCTTCAAGGGCTATCCGGAGTTCATTGCGCTGGAGCGCGAGATGGAGAACCGGATCACCGGGATGCTCGACCGGGGGCTTACGCCTGACGAGATCCTGGACCACTACGCTCGGCGCTCGAACGGCGTGACGTTTTCGGTGAGCAAGCCGAAACGAATCGAGGCGAGGTCGCTTGCTGATGCGGCCGAAAGAATGCTCGCGAGGTCAAAGCACCATGCCTGAGAAACTGGAGAAGTCGAACTACCTCGGCTCGAAACGGCGCCTGGCGAAGTACATCGTCGACAGGTTCCCTGACGGGGTGAAGACGCTGAGCGATCCGATGTGCGGTGTGTCGGCCGTGCTCATCGAGGCCGCGCGGCGCGGCATGCGGATCAAAGGCAACGATCTCTCGATCATTCCCTACTGGTACTCGAAGGGAGTCTTCGAAGGCACGCCGCTGTCGGAAGCAGATGTGGAAAAGCTTCTCAGTGCTCCGCCGCGAAGCGGGTGGCTCGTCGCGGAGTGGCAAGGCATCTACCCGAGGCCACCCGCAGTTCGGCGTTACCTGGACGGCCTGGCGAAGCTCGCGCGCGGCTGGTCTGGCCCGAAGGGTCTCACCGCGAAGGCCGCCGTGTCGGCCACGCTCCAGACGCTCTATTCTGAATCGGGATCGGGGTATTCGACGCGGCGGTACGAGGACGTCGAAAAGGTCCGCGCAGTCGTAAGGCGCGCCGCGAAGGAAGTGAGCAAGCTCGCAGAGGAGGTCGGCGGCAAGGGCACGATCACGAACGTGGACGCGAAGTCGTTCTCGTTCCCGCGCGCGGATGCAGTGTATTTCGATCCGCCGTACTTCAAGCGCGACAAGGGCGCGATACATTATTTCCAGAGCTATCGCATCATGAACTCGGTCCTGCTCGGCCGCGAGTGGAAAGAGAAGAACCTCTCTCCCGATGACATCCCGGCGATCCTCCAGAAGCTCTGCCGCAGCGCTCGGCACGTCTTCGTCTCGACAAGCTCGAACGAGGTGGTGCCCTACGCGAAGGAGATTGCTCGGCACAAGAAGACAATGAAACGCTTCCGTCTGAGCTATCGCCAGACGAGCGGCTTCGGTGGACGCGACGTCGAGCAGCACCAGAATCTCTACGTTGCCAAGGCCGAGTCTCAGACCGACAAAGAGAAGGACCACCCCGCACTTCCGGTGGACTTCGAGTACGCCGTAGAAATCGCAAAGGCATATGACGATAAAGAAGGCCAGTGGATCGTCGAGGGCTATGCCGCGACCTCGGACTTCGATCTGCAAGAGGACATCATTACCGAGGAGGCGATCCGCACCTCGGCGAAGGATCTGATTGAGAGTTCCACCGTCCTTCACAACCACAACACCGACGAGGCCATTGGCCGCGTGCTCACATCGCGCGCGCGCAAGGACGGTCTCTTCCTCAAGATTCTGGTCTCGAAGACGGCCCCCACGATCTGGCAGCAGATCAAAGAAGGCGTGCTTAACAAGTTCAGCGTGCGCGGGAAGGTTCTGGAAGCGCGCAAGCAGTGGATCCCCGAGCTGAAGAGGCACGCGCGGGTGATCCTCAAGATGCGGCTTCT